GAGTTGGAAAAACAACTTGAAGGTAAACCAGTTCTTCAACTGCAAGCAACATATGGTGAAGAACTGCCGGAACAATTGCTTTCTAGTGAAAATGGAAAATATTATTATTTCTCAAATCAAAGATATAAACCTGGCACAGAAAAAAATATTAGAGTGAATATTGTACCGGGTCCTGATGGTAAACTTTATGTCAAAGAGAATGACACTTGGCGTAAAATCTGATACAATGAATTTTTATATTATGGAGAATGTGAATGTTGAACCATGTATTGTGGGTAGAAAAGTATCGCCCCCATAAAATTGAAGAATGTATTCTTAACGACACACTGAAGAAAACATTTCAGGAATTCGTAAACAAAAAAGAAGTACCAAACTTATTGCTTGCTGGCACCGCAGGCGTTGGTAAAACAACCGTTGCTCGAGCAATGTGTGAAGAAATTGGTTGTGACTATATCATGATCAATGGTTCTGATGACCGTGGTATTTCAACTATTCAGAATCAAGTTAAAAACTATGCCACTTCAATGAGTCTTTCTGGTGGCCGCAAAGTTGTGATTCTAGATGAGGCAGATAATCTAACTGCCGATGCACAAAAAGCCTTGCGGGGAATGATGGAAGAAGTTTCCTTGAACTGTTCTTTCATCTTCACATGTAACTTCAAAAACAAAATCCTGGACGCAATCCATTCGCGGTGTACTGTTGTTGACTTTAGGCCAAATGGTTCTAAAGTAAAGATGGCCGCAGCCTTCTTCAAAAGAGTGGAATATATTCTCAAAGAAGAAAATATTGAATATGATAAAGAAGTTGTTGCGGGATTGATCACGAAACATTTCCCAGACAATCGCAGGATTCTAAATGAATTGCAAAGATATAGTGCCGGTGGTGTAATCGACAAGGGCATTCTTTCCGCTGTATCCGACATTCAACTCGGTGAATTGACAAAGGCACTTCAAAATAAAGACTTTACATCTGCCCGCAAATGGGTTATTAATAATCTGGACAATGATGCAGCCAGAATTTTCCGCAGTCTATATGACACATTGTATGAACATCTGAAACCCAATTCTGTTCCACAACTGGTATTGATTCTTGCAAAATATCAATATCAATCTGCTTTTGTTGCAGATCACGAAATCAATCTGATGGCTTGTTTGACAGAAATCATGGTGGAGTGTGAGTTCAAATGACGCCGTTTGAATATGTGGACTTAATCCTTCATAAGAAAAAACAGGAAGAAAACCTAGACTTCAAGGATTACGCACCTTTTATTGTCAATCGATCACTGTCATATCATGTGGATTGCATATTGTATGCACAAGAAATGAATCTTTATCCACAGCTGGATAAAGATATGCAATACCACTATCTTCTAAATAGTATCAGGCCTATGAAACGGAAGTTTGCTCCGTGGCAAAAGGCCGTCAAGGACAAAGATATAGAATGCGTTAAGGAGTTTTTTGGTTATTCAAATCGAAAAGCCTTGGAAGCACTCCGTATCCTTACTGATGATCAAATCGCTGAAATAAAAATAAAAACTGATAAAGGCGGAGTGAAATGATTGAAATAAAAAATTTAGTGGAAGTAAAATTAAATGAACAGGATGATTTTTTAAAGGTTCGTGAAACTCTAACACGGATTGGTGTCGCATCAAAAAAAGAAAAAACACTATATCAATCTTGTCACATTCTACATAAGCGCGGTCAATATTACGTGGTCCATTTCAAAGAATTGTTTGCATTGGACGGAAAGCCAGCAGACATAACAGATAATGATTTATCTAGAAGAAATGCAATCGTAAATTTATTGGAAGATTGGGGATTGGTTACTATTGTTGATAAGAAACAAACGGAAACTCCAACTCCTATTTTTCTTTCGCAAATTAAAATAATCTCACATAAAGACAAAAGTGAATGGAAGTTAATTCCGAAATACCAAATTGGTAAAAAAGGAAATTCTGCTTGACAAATCCATATAAATAAAGATATAATCTTAGTCCCCTCGGGATGGGAGCAGCAATCGGTGTGGGCTGTATAATCCAGAAGCCGGCCAATGCCTTCGGGGTTGGTAAAATTCATTAACTCGCTTACTAAAGGAGAATCAAATGATTCACATGGTAGATACTTTCATCGACACCGTTCAAGGTGCGAAAACAAGTTTCGTTAATACATTTGTATACAACGAAGAACTTAAAAAACCCCTTCAAACCTATATTAATGCACAAACAACTTTTGCAAAAAAAGTTGCACAAGAAAGCCTTAGTTTTTTCACCACTGTTGGTATTGCTGCCAATGCATTCGATGTGAAAAAAGCTTTTTCTGTTAAATGAGGAGGGAACTATGACAAACATTAATTTATTTGATTTTCATAAACTTGATCCTTTTGCTGTAGGTTTTGGTGATATGTTTAAAGAGTTACAAGACATGTCCAAGAAATACGCAAACACTTATCCTCCATACAACATCAAACAAGTAAAAGAAAACAAATACCTGATTGAAGTTGCTGTTGCAGGATTTGGCAAATCGGATATTGAAGTTACACTTGAAGGTAACAAATTGATTATTAAAGGAAATTCCGGTAAAACAGAATCCGAAGGTGATGTATTCCTACACAAGGGAATTGCTAATCGAAACTTTACTCACGAATTTAAATTGGCAGATAAGATTGAGATTAAAGAAGCTGAATTGGTAAATGGTATGTTGAAAATTTGGCTTGAGAATATGGTAAAAGCTCAAGATTTTGTCAAGAAAATTTCGTTGAAGGAACAAGTTTAAATTTCCGAAGGGGTTCTTGACAGAGCCCCTTTCTTTTGATATAATTCATTTATTATGAAAACTTTAAACAAACCAATTTACAAAAAAGTGCGTACACGAACCAATGGTGAAGTGTACTATACCAATCAAGTTTGGCCACCAAAAGAAATTGATGGCGTAATGTTTTTGCCTGTGGTAAAAGATATGCCATCAACGGAGAAAAAACAAAATTTACATTATGTTCGTAAAGATAGTTTGGAGTTCGTGAAGTGATTTTAAATGATATCAGTAAAAATGCTTTGATGAGCCGTGAATATTTTGATCCAAAAAATAATGATCATTTAGACATAGCTAGAAAATTTTTCACTACAAATAAATGGGAAAACACTTGCCCTTTTTTCTTGGAATGGCCATACATTACTGTTCCTGATATGATTAAAGATAAAATTACCAGATATTTTTTGTTTGAATAACTATAAAAAGGAAAAACATGTCAGTTACTTTAAAGAACCTAGAGAGTGCATTGGCTGGTGAGTCAATGGCACACATCAAATATCGTTATTTTGCGAAGATTGCTCGTGAGGAAGGATTCGAAGATGTTGCAAAACACTTTGAACATACCGCTGATCAAGAAATTAAACATGCATGGGGTCATTTAGAATTGTTGATTGGTAAACCATCAACAAAAGAATGCCTTGAAAAAGCAATTGCTGGTGAGACTTATGAATACACTGAAATGTATCCACAATTCGAAGCCATTGCTATCCGTGAGGGTGAACTAGAAGCCGCAAAAGAAGCACAAGAACAAACACAGGAGTCAAAACTTCATGCAGAACAGTTTAAAAAAGTCCTTGCACTGGCTGAGAAGCGTTTCACTGCACTTAAAAAAGTGGAAGAAAGACACGCCAATGCTTACAAAGATGTATTAAGGAGTCTATAATGTCCGAAAAAGTTTATGTTTGTATAGTTTGTGGACATGTTCATGATGAAGAAACAGAAGGTGTTTGGGAAAAACTACCTGAAGATTTTACTTGTCCTGAATGTGGTGTTGGAAAAGATGAATATGAAACTATTTAATGTTTCGTCAAAAGTTGCCAACCAACATTGAAACCTATGTAGAGAAAAAATACAACCATGAGAAAAATTGCACCAACCAATAAATCTTCTGCCATTTTTTCTCTACGCTTTGCCACTTGTTTTATTCTTTCTAGTTCAGCAGCGTTACGCTCTTTTATCAGGCGTGTTCGTTCACGCAGCATGTCTTCCCAAACATCTGCGTTGCCACTATAAATTAATAGTTCTTTGAGTTCTTTTTCGGCATCCCTCAGTCTTTTCGAATTCATTGCAATTTCTAAAGCAACAGCACTTAATTCACTATCACTTTTACCGACATTATCACCTTTTAATTTTACTGAAGCAGTATGTACTTTGTCGGATGAATTGAAAAACTTAACAAACTCACCAGTTAAAGAATTGATATCTTTACCTAGAGCTATAGCCTTTTTGATATTGTTGACAGAAGATTGAGCCACACTAAAAGCGATGCCGATTGTTACAGGATCAATCATATAATTATTTAGGATGTGAAATGAAAGAAAAGTTTATTGGTGCATATATGAAAACGGCTGAGGTATTTGCTGAATTATCCTCGGCTCGTAGGCTTCATGTTGGTGCTATCGTGGTCAAAGATGATCGTATCATCTCTATTGGCTACAATGGTATGCCTTCTGGATGGGATAATAATTGTGAAGATGTAGTCATACCGACCCTACCTTATCTACAAGGTGATGAACCTACTTTAAAAACTAAACCTGAGGTGCTTCATGCTGAGACAAATGCAATTGCAAAGTTGGCTAAAAATGGCGATTCTTCTAATGGTGCCGTATTGTTTGTTACTCATGCTCCTTGTTTGGATTGTGCCAAACTTGTTTATCAAAGCGGCATCAATTCTGTGTATTATCGCAATGCTTACCGTGATGAAAGTGGTATACAATTCTTGGAGAAGGCCGGAGTCTCGGTGAACAAAGTATAATTTCATAATGTAAAAAAAATAAATTATTGATTGATTCTAAATAAGTTTGGAGTAGTTTGCAAACAGGAGACAAAGATGCGAATAAAAATAGCGAATTGTCCGGATAAAGACTTCAAACCTTTTGTAGAAAGGGCTGCTCTATTTTTTGCAAAAGAATTGATATCAAATACAAAAATAAGAAATAATTGCGTAACCAAAATTCGATTCGATGCCAAACTAAAAGAGTATGGTTACGCAAGTGTTGAAGATTACAATACAAAAAAAGAACCTAGAAGTTTTTTGATTGAAGTCCATCCTGGAATAGGACCAAGAAAGATACTAGCTACAATAGCTCATGAGATGGTACACATCAAACAATTCATCTATAAAGAAACGGATGATAATTTGTTGTCTTGGAAAGGAAAAACAATCAGTTCAGATGTAGATTATTGGGAACAACCTTGGGAAATAGATGCTCATGGTCGTGAAATTGGTCTACTAACTAAATTTGCGATTAGTGAAGTTTTATGGGAAGTGTTTGATGAGTTCAAAAATCCCAACTTACCTATTGTATCTGTTCCGATTAAGTGGAAAAAATAATGAGCCATGTGCAATCAGGAACAAAAACTTACGGTGCAGATAAGATAGAAGTTTTTCAGTGGAATGAAGGCGCTGTTTGTAGAATAGGAAAATATTGTTCTATTGCAGATAGAGTTAAAGTATTTTTGGGTGGTGACCACAAAGTAAATTGGGTAAGTACTTTTCCACACAAACAACAAAACGGAACAAAAGGTGATATTGTTATTGGTAATGATGTTTGGTTGAGTCATGGTGTAACTATAATGTCTGGAGTAACGATAGGTGATGGTGCAGTTATTGCTGCGAATTCACATGTTGTTAAAAGTGTAGAACCCTATACCATATCTGGAGGAAATCCAGCAAAATTTATAAGATATCGTTTTGAAAAAAGTATTATTGATTTATTATTAGAATTGAAATGGTGGGACTTACAAGAGAATGAAATAAATGATATGAAAGATATTTTATGTTCGGAACCAGATCATGAAAAAATTCTTGAATTGGTAATAAAATATCGAAGAAAATAAAAAAATACTTGACAAAACGCCTATATACATTTATAATTTAATTTTTTGGAGAAATTCTGTGTTGCACATATCGAAACCCGTTCTATTAACATGCGAGTATCGCACACCATTTATTGGTAGCGATAATCAGTCATGGGCGAACGGAAAAGGGGTATGTGGAACCTGATAAAATCTAAAAGTAAATAAAAAGTTTCACAAACCCTCACAACGAAAGTTCTGAGGGTTTTTTGTTGTAATCTTACAACAGTGTATTGCCAAAGAAGAAATTTCTGATACAATACACACAGTTCTTTAAAAAGTTAAGTGTATTTTGATCCCGGATTGTGTAGTGGTAGCACAGCAGACTTTGACTCTGTTAGTATAAGTTCGATTCTTATTCCGGGTGCCATAAGTATGATAATTAAGTTGTCGGATGTGTGAAAGCAAGAGCCTCGAAATTCTTGTAAGTTGGACCTAATTAGTCTAGTAGCAAACAAGTAACACTATTACTGACGGATCCTAAGAGTAGAAATACTCATAAGCACAGGCGCTGATAAATTGTGCATAATGCTTCCAATGTTGTGATGGAAGAACTTAGTTATCATTCTTATGGTAAAGGAGATGTACAATGAAAAAAATTGTATTGTCTATATTATTGTGTATGCCATTGTTTGCAAATGCATGTAAAGGTTATGTAATAGGTTTTAAAGGTTTGAATGAATCTTTTAATTCTGTTGCGTTTCAAAAATACGCGGATCGTTTAGGTTATTGTGGTAAATCTTTTTCCTGGTTTCAAGATAAAGAAGCATTACAGTACATTCAAACACTAAAGAAACCATATCGCCTTTATGGTTTTAGTAGAGGCGCACAGACAGTTTCGGATGTATTAAAACAAACGAAAACAAAACCTGAATATGTTTTAACAATTGGTGCATACAAAACAACAAATGTAAATTTTGATGAGCATCGTGTTCGTTATGATAACTTCTTTGATCAATCTGGTGTTGGTCAGAAAAGTCCAGGAGTATTTTTCAATGTGTCTCATGCAGATATAGAAAAAGAAGTAAGTGATTTTTTAATCGAATAATGGAAGTGTGGCAGAGTCCGGTTTATTGCACCTGTCTTGAAAACAGACGATCTGTAAAAGGGTCCGTGAGTTCGAATCTCACCGCTTCCACCAATTTTAGGAGTTTAAAATGCCAGCAGTGTTTCTTGTAAGTGACACACACTTTGGTCATGCTGGTGTGTGCCGGTTCCTTCGTGAAGATGGTACAAAACTTAGGCCATGGAACTCACCAGAAGAAATGGATGAAGCAATGGTTAAAATGTGGAACGAAACAGTTCGTCCAAATGATAAAGTTTACCATCTTGGCGATGTTGTGATCAATCGTAAAGCTCTAAGTATTTTACATAGGCTTAACGGTGATAAAATTCTGATTCGTGGCAATCATGATATCTTTAAACTTGAGGATTATACTCGACACTTTAGAGATATTCGTGGTTACCATGTGATGAACGGGATGATTCTTTCACACATCCCTGTCCATGAAGAAAGCCTTGGAAGGTTTGGTACAAACCTTCACGGTCATTTACACGCTAATCGTGTCATGAAAGTGGACGAGTATGGCACTTCATGGATTGATCCACGTTACCATTGTGTTTGCGTTGAGCAAACTGATTTCCGCCCTATATTGTTTGAAGATGTGTTGAAGCGTATCAGAGAAGAAGGTGGTGGTATCGGTTTCCGTAATGGTAACGGTCCAGCAATGTGAAAGAGGTGAGGTGCCTGAGAGGCCTAAAGGAGCGGTTTGCTAAACCGTCGATTCACGAAAGTGGGTCCGTGGGTTCGAATCCCACCCTCACCACCATTTAATTTGAAAGGTAAATTATGCGAGTTAAAACTGATAAAAACTTTAAGATGGCTAAAACGACCAAACGGTTGTTGACACTTCTTCCTTTTAAGGATGAAGAACAGCGTACAGCATTTAAACATGCTATGATTGATGCACAAGTTTTGGGCAACATTGTTCCAAAAACTGTAAAAGATAAAAACTTGAGGGAAGTTGAAGCTGATTAACCCGCCGTAGCTCAGGGAGAGCAGGGGGTCTTATAAGCCCTTAATCTAGATAAGGTCCAGGATGTGGTTCGACTCCACACGGCGGGACCAATGTGGGTGTGGCGGAGTGGTCCAACGCAACAGTCTGCAAAACTGTAAAACCGTCAGTTCAAATCTGACCACCCACTCCAAGTTTTGTTGTTTTTCTACAACACACTGGTTGACAAAAATGCCAGTTCGTGTAGAATACAATCTTGTTCTTTAAAAAGTTAAGTGTAATTTTGTGGACCTATCGTCTAACGGTTAGGACGCTGCCCTTTCAAGGCGGAAACGTGGGGTTCGATTCCCCCTAGGTCTACCATTTGTTTAGTGTTATCAAGGTATCGCATATGGACGCATATGCTATGCGGGCCTAATCTGCCGGAAACAGGTCCTGAGATAACTGCATCGGCTTTGGAGAGGAAGCACCTCACTCCTAAATTTGCACGATAACACTAAACAAATGGTAATTTGTGGGGGTATAACTTAGTGGTAAAGTATCCGGCTTTTAACCGGAAAACCAGAGTTCAATTCTCTGTGCCCCTACCAAAGTTTTGGGAGAATCGCTGCGAAGCGTATTCTTAAACGACCTGTAGAACTCCCAGGCGTCCCGTAGTTAGTATTTTGGAGGTCTTGATGCTATGGCGTGTGCATCCCCGGACTGTAAATCCGGTCCCTCGTGGTAAACATTCGCGGTTCGACTCCGTGGACCTCCACCAGAACGTGCCGATTCGTCACCGGCTAGTCTGACCCAGACGATGAGAAGTGGTTTGATACCCACGGGTGGTTCTGGGGCGAAGAAGCCTCACAGTAGAAATACTGCGGTCTAACCAAACCGGCGCTGGCAATGCGAGAATCCTCTTTGGCCGGGAAGCTGATGGAGCTGTGCGTGATGGATAGTTCAAAAAACTATCTTGATGCAGTATATGGACAGCCGCAAAGAGGAAGCAACTAATTTTGGTTCCAAAGTGTTCATGGACGCACGTATGCCTGTCACGCATAAAGAAGGGGATCGTTACCCCTTGGGACCGCCAAGTTTATAAATAAGATTAACAAAAAGGAGTTAATCTTATGAAAAAATGTAAATGGCACTTGTGTCAAAAAGAAACAGAAAAAACATATTGTTCAGTTAAATGTAAAAATAAACAATCGGTGCAAAATCGAAGAAAAAATATAAAAGAGAGGTCTATAAATTATAAAGGCGGTCGTTGTGAAAAATGCGGTTATTCTAAATGTAACGAAGCTTTAGAATTTCATCACAGAGACCCAAACGAAAAAGATTTTGGTTTATCTGCTCATGGCATCACACGTTCATGGGAAAAGGTAAAACAAGAATTGGATAAATGTATTCTCTTATGTGCAAATTGCCATAGAGAAGAACATTTTTTAACAAAGTTAATTTGAATTTTATTCCCCAGTAGCTCAGTCGGTAGTAGCGTCTGCCTGTTAAGCAGAAGGTCCGTGGATCGTGCCCACGCTGGGGAGCCATACAATGCCCTCTTACTCCAATTGGTAGAGAGGACGGTCTTAGAAGCCGTAAAGTCTCAGTTCGAATCTGAGAGAGGGCACCATA